CATATTTGTCTTTAATGATTAATCTATCGTGCCATTTCCAATTTGTATGATCTACTCCTAAGACATCTGCGTATTCTTTAATAGCTTGTCTTGGAAAGCCATGATGTTTTCTTTTTCTATAAACAAGAGAACCATGATTACTATGAAGTAAATCCATTTTAGGAAATAACTTTTCTAGTTTTTTAATTTTGTATTGTGCTAATTCTAATTCTTTAGTGGCACTTGGTAAATCAGGATCAGAATCATGGAAGGACAAAGCCGAGTAATCAACTTCATCTCCAATGTTTACCACTCTTGAAAATTTATATTTTTTGCTAATAGCTTTTAAGAAAGAATAGCTATCAACATGAGAATATGGCTCATGCAAATCCGAAATCGCTAAGATATTCGACATAAGATTATCCTTTCAAATTAAGATAAAATTGCAAGTTTTAAATATTTAAGTGTTTTGGACTATTTTAGTAGTACAAAAAGTAGTGATATAAGTATCAGGTATTTGCGTTAATTCTGTAGCTAATTTTATAGATGCTTCTCTACATTCTTCTTTTGTATTATAAGACACATCATAAACAATATTCTGTACGCAAGTTTGCTCTAATGATGTTATGGGATTTTGGACACATAGCCAAAAAATAAGAAAAATTTTCACAGCTAGTTGCCATTAAGGTACTTTTCAATCCATATAATCTTTTCTTTAATAACAGCTATATCTTGTTGCATTTCAGATATTGTATTTGCTTTTGTTTCTACAGCTTCGAGGCGTTCACTCCACATACCCCAAGTCATAGCTAATGATGTAAGGATCACTAGGTAGGGTAATACTGTTTTCATATCAAAGTTCATTTAGACCATTCCACTTTAAATTCCGATCCTTTTGAATCAGAAATACTCATGGTTTGTTTTTCAGAACCCCATACATGATTTTGTAATTTAGAATTTTTGTGGTGATAGTTCTTTTGTATTAACTCAATGAGTTTAACTTCTGTCATAGTAAGTTTTTTAGCTTGTGCTTTTTCGTAAGCATCTTCTAACATCTTGTCTAACTTTTCATGGTTAAATGTTATTTGGTCGCTTTGTGCTACTCTATATAAATTTTGATAGTTCTTTTCATTTAGCCATTTACGAAGTGTTGTCCAACTTACATCAAGTTCCTCAACGCATTGTCTTGTAGTTTTTCCTTCTGCTACAAGTTCCATAAGTTTAGCCATGATGCTTTGTTTATATTTTGCAGGGCGATTACCTTGTTTATTCTTTTTTACTACTTCTTGTGTCATTATTTTACCTTTGCTGAAAGAGGGTTGTCCAATGCCTTGTTAATTTTTAATTCTAAATCATTCTCAAGTTCTTTTATCATTTCTTCAAACAATCTAAGTTCTTCTCTAGTGTTGTTCTTTACAGAATCAACAAGTGCCTCTGTGTGTCTTGAGTCTTTTTCAAGCTGACGGACATCACTTTTAAGGTCGTCTTTAAGTTCTTTTGCAGTAGAAGCCACTAGGTTTACTTCTTCTAAAATCATACTTATTTCAGATTGTATCATGGTAACTTCTTGTTGTATTAATTCAATTCTTTTATCAAAATCAGAAAGATCAGGTGCTACAAAAGAATTTATCTTTTCTTCCATATCAATATAGCGTTTGTAAACTTCAAAACCACCATACATAAATCCAACAAATGTAGATAAACCAATTATTAATGGAATAATTTTACTCTTACCTTTGACTTTTACCCCACCAAATTCTAGTTCTGCCATTGTTGATTCACCATTTCATTCATCATGTTATTTTGTGCTGACTCAAACAGACCACCATACAAATCATTAATCTGCATCATGCTATAATTAGATATATCCATGTCTGTTAAAGTAGTTTGTTGGTATTCGTTAAATCCTTTTGTGTCTGCTAATTGTGCCATGACAGCTAACTTAACTGTATCAAGAGCAACTTGATCGCCACTATCTGCAACTTTAGCTAAAATCTTTTTTGCAATTTGTTCTTTAGTTTCTTTCTGTTGAACAACCTTAACTTCTCTTTCTTCAGGTTCTTGAGTTTCTTCTACTTCTTCTTCTGTTTCTTCTACTTCAGGTTCAACTTCAGGTTCATTTTCTACTTCTATTTCAATTTCAGGTTCAACTTCCATTTCCATTTCAGCAACTTCTTCCATAACTTCAGCTAATTCTATTTCAACTTCAGCTTCCATTTCCATTTCAAATTCAGGAATATCTAATTCCATATCGAGATCAGCAATCATTTCAATCTCAACTTCTTGTTCAGGAAGTTCTATAATAATTTCTTCAATATCTATTTCTATAGGATCAAGGTTATCACCAAAGTCTATTTCTATAATATCAAAATCAGTAGAGTCGTTTATAATATTATCAATAACATCATTAATAATATCATCTATTATATTTTCTACTTGTAAAACGATTTGGTAGTTAGCTGTTAATGTAGGATCACTAAAGATTGGTCCATAATATCCTGTTGTATATCCAGAATCTGTACCCCATAAAGACATCTGTGTAGTTATGTCAGTATAAGCATTAGGTTGAATTGTATCTGTGTAAAGATAATCTTGTTTTCCTCCAAAATCTAATTCAACTTCTCTTTCTAATGTTTGAAAAATTGTATTATCTTGAGTTCTAAGAGTAACTGAAATTGTAAAAATATCTTTACAATCACCATTAGTCGCTGAACAAGTAGGTACAGTAATATTGCTTTGATGTGATTCAACAGTTACACCATAGTTTAAATCAAAACCTTGTTGTATTTCTTCAATGGTAAGACCACCATCTGTAATTAAACTATAAACATCACTTGTTATTGTGCCTCCACCATCAGCAACACCTTTAGTATTAGCTGATCCTGTACAGACTTCACCATTTTCTAGTGTGCCTGAATAAGAACATTGTGTAGTACTTACATTACCACTTTGTGTCCATTCGTCTGCTGGAGTTACTAGGTTAGTAGTTTCTTCAGAATAAGAATATGCCTGTGGTAATAGCCAAAACAACACTACCAGCAATATATTTTTTAACATTAGATTCTTTTTTATAATTAGGTTTATCTTGAGGGTGACTATCCCAACCAGCTTGTGCTACCTCACCTATAGTTCCAAAATAAGGACAAGGTGTTCCTGCCATTTCCATAGCAGAAAAGACACGAGGATCTTGACAAAGAACAGAGACACCAGCAACTTTCATTCCCATACCATATAAGGCACGAGATAATTTCAATCTTTCACAGTTTAAATCTTTTACAGTTGATCCTTTTGCAAAACCAAATATTTGGGTTTGTAATGCAATTGAACCACCTGAGGTACAAACATCTTGATTAGATAGCATTAGATTCGGTGCGTTTGCTGTATTTGGAGTTTTATCTACAGTTGTTGTTCCTGTTACTGTAGAACTAACAGTTGTATTAGTATCTGCTTTAACTTTAAAAGTACAAGCAGTTAATAATACTAATAATATTAGTATATATTTCATTAATCTACTTTACTCATTGATCTAATAAATTCGACACCCTCTACAGTTTCTATTTGTGCTTCAACTTTAGCACAAGATATTTGTACTGTGTCTGCCATATTTCTTTTCATTATTCTTTTTTTTTCAAGGCAATCTTTAATGCCATCTGTTACAGTATGCTCAATCATAGTACCTTGTGAAAATAATAATAACGCTATAATAATTTTAGTGACCATTTTTATTTTCTCTTACCATATCTTTTAATTCTTCAACATCATTCTGTAATTTTTCAACTTGGTCTTTTAGAAAATTAATATTAACTGTATTAGACATCATAGATTCCATTTCTTTTTGAATACCATCTAACTGTTCTGCCATAAATTCAATCAACATAAATTGCTCTTGGTCTAAAGGAATTTGGTCTGCTTGTTTAACTAAATCAGCTTCAAATAAAGTTGCTCTAGTCTCAATATTATTTAATCTTTCAATTACTCCAAAATATGCCCAAACACCAACTGCTGTTGCTCCAAGAATACTTAACAAATTTCTCATAGGCATAGAAATACTTGTTTGGTCTGATATTTTCATTATGCACCACAGGAATCACATTCATCATCACAGGTGCAAGGATTACACCCACAAACTATACAATTATCTGCAAACACATTCGCCACCACAATATTCACACATGATTTACTCCTTTACATACACAGTCATAACCCTCACAGCATTCACACATAATTAGCTCTTTGGATTTGCGTCTTTGACTGCTTTAATTCGAACTTTCCAAGCATCTATGTCTTTATAGATTTCATCTAGCTGATCGCCAATATCACCATAAGCTACTCTACGAGTTGCTCTGACAGTATTGTTAGATTCTTCTGTATTACCAGCAGTTTCATAAGAAGCTATTTGTGAATCAGTAGGTTTGTCTAAACCTGAAACATTCCAAGTTTTAATATATGCTCCTGATCCATCATCTTGAAGAAATACATCTTTTGTAAAGTCAACTGTCTTAGAGTTTGCTTTACAATACAAAGATATTTTCGTTGATAGTTGTGCCATTTGTTTTTCCTTTCCTTTATTAAGTTGTTACTACTTTATATGCTCCAAAAAATGTTTGTCCTGCATCATGCTGTATAGCTGCTGAAGCACTACCTGTTCTGTCTTGCCTTGCAAAAATTTCAACATAGTCATCTGCATCTAAATAAACTATAGCACCTACTGATGCTGTAGATAATTCGCTACTATAACTACGACCTGATTGATAAACAGAACCATTTTTATAAATATCACATCTCATTTGGAATACTTCTGCTGAAGTATTAATACCCCAAGAACCATAAACATAATAATAACCAATAACTGTTGGAGTAAATCTACTATTGCTAGAATCATATTTACTATCAGTATCTAAAACTGAAGTATTAAATGTAACTTTTGTATATGTTTCAAATGCAATTGATTGTTGTGAATCTGTTTTTTGTCTATGAAAAGCTGGAGTAGTTGCTACAGCACTAGGCAAAGCAGTAATTGATGTTAATGAATTGTTTGATAATTTGATTAATGCCATGTTATGCTCCTATACTATAATCTTATACCCACCAAAATAACTTTCGTTATTAGCTGAATAAAATCTATGTGTAGAACCACCACCAAATGCTCCTACTGTTCCAAAAACTTCTATATAATCACTAGCTACTAAAGGTAAAGTCATATCTAAAGATACAGGCATAAATTTCATATATGAACCACTAGTTCCTAAAACATTTTCAAATGAATTTTTTCTAATTGAACTACCATTTTTGTAAAATCTAATATCACCATAACCTAAATAGTTTTCATCTTGGTTTAATACTATATGAGCATAAAAATAATATGTACCAGCTTTACCACTAGGTACTGTAAAACGATAATTTGTTGAGTTATCGTAAGCAGTATCTGTGTCCACGACTTCGGTGTTTGCTTGTAGTTTTGTGGTACTTGCGCTAGTTACAGTTTGACTTGCTGATAAATATGCTTCAAAAGCTGGAGTGTTTGATGCTTTAAGATAACTATAATCTACTCTTTTAATAACACCAGCATCAGATACTAATAATTCATCTGTATCAGCAGGTGTTGCTCCTAAAGCAGTTTGACCAGAAATAACATCTGCGTTAAACTTAGCACCAGTAACAGAACCATCTACTAAATTAGCTGTAGTTACTGTACCTGATCCAATCGTTGTTAAGGTGATTGCTCTTTCTGCTAATATAAAATCTATCGAATCTGAACTAGCTAAAGTAGATGCAAATATAATTGTGCTTCCTGATACTGTGTAAGATGTTTGAGGTGCTTGGATAACACCATTAAGACTTACAGTTAATGATTCAGCACTACTAGGTGTATAAGCAACACTACTTAATAATAGGTTATATGTAGTTGTAGCACTTGCTGTAATAGCATCTAGTTTTACTCTGTCTGATAAATTATCAATATTTCTTCCTATGTAGCTCATATATTATTCCTTGATTTTAATTTTTCCATGCTATGCTCCTATTAATTTATATGCCATAAATCTTGTTTCATCTTGACCAGATTGTATTTGTGAAGTGTCGGTAGTTCCTTTACTATGATATACATACAACTCTATATAATCTGATGAGCCATTCATTTCTATAATACCTGATACAGAAGGTGACATAGTATAGCCAATACCATCAGTTCTATAATCCCATAATTGACCTAAAACTGTACTACCATTCTTTTTAATTCTAGTAATACCTTGATACATATTACTTGCGTTAAGACCATTTATATCTACTTGACCATAACAAAAATACTTACCAGCTACCTGTGGTGTAAAACGATAATTAGTTGAATTGTCATAAGCATTATCTGTATCAAATACTTCAGTATTAATATTTACTTTTACTTCTGTGGCATCACTAATGCCTGTTTGAGCAGAACCAAGATAAGCCATAAAAGCTGGAGTATTAGTTGCACCAGTACCTAACTTTCCAGAAGTAACTGCATCATCAGCAATCTTAGCTGTAGAGATAATACCATCTGTTATATCATCTGCTGTTAATGCCGAATTAGCTGGTTGTTTACCAATATATCCCATTCTATCTCCTATGTGCTAATTGTGTCTATGTAAGAAACAACTGTATCTAAACTGTTAGCTGATGTTGAAACTGCTTGAATCTTATCACCTGAAGCTAATACAACTTTTGCTCCTCCGTCAATTAACTCAAGTGAGCCACCGACAGGGATAGGTGCTGATTTAACTAAGTAGTAGTTTGTTGATGATCTAACAATATATACATCTACATTAATTGATGCTGTATGAACATTAGCTAATCTTATACCAATAACAGTATCGTAACTGTCAACTGCGTTAAGAATATCAACTCCTGATGTACCTGTGTTTCTGACTATTTGATTTCTAAAATTTTGTGCCATTATTTACCTTTCCTATAATGCAACTGCCATAGCGATACTAAAACCTGCTGTTGCTTTTGCGTCTAATTGATCTTGAATTGAACTCGATACACCATTCAAGTAACCATATTCTGTATCTGATATATTAGTGTTTGCACCAATCTTAGTGGCACTAATTCTGTTTACATCTAATGTAATATTTCCTGATGAAGTGACAGGTGAGTTTGATATAGTAAACTCTGATCCTGATTGTGCTAATCCTATAGAAGTAACTGTACCTGTGTTTGAAGGTGTGACTTGAGTATAGGTTATGTTTGTTGAACCAACTGAACCTGTGCTATCTGTAGTACATAGGAATATTTTATTATCATTTGTTGATCCTTGATTAACTACGATTAACCCACCACTTAATTCTGCGATTGTATCGTATTCAGGATCTCTTGAAGCAGTACCACTTGCAACAGCTATATATAAACCATTTTCAGTAGCAGTAGATTGGTCTTTAACTAAGACTCTATCACCAGCAACAAGGGTAATACCATCAATAGCATCACCAGCTTCTAATCCATTAGATAGATTAACATTCGCTGTAGTTGCACACTCAGCTATAATTCTTGTTCTAAGACCAGCAACAGCTTCATCAACATAAGATTTAATAGCAACATCTGTGTTACTACTAGGACTTCCTATACCTGTGATCGAACCACCACTAATACTAACTGAACTTGATGCTTGAGTAGCAATAGTTCCTAATCCAAGATTTGATCTTGCTGTAGAAGCTGAAGCTAAATCGGATAAATCATTAGAAGCAGTTAATTTACCACTTAATTGAGTTTGAGCATTTGAAGATAAAGTATTGATGTATTGAAATTCTGTTGAAGTAACTGATCCATCTGCAATCTTAGTAGCATCTATTCCTGAAGCTAATTGTGAATTTGCAATCGTACCATTTAAAGCACTTGTTGGATAAGAAGTTGCATCTGATAAGTTAAAAGCTGGGGTACTATCTGTTTGACCTAAGTCTAAGGACACACCACCATACGAGACACTATCATTAGCGAGTTCTACATTAGCAACTCCACCATCTTTAATAGTGACAGCACCACTTGATACTGCAAAGTTATCAGAACTAAAAGAAGCTATACCTTTGTTTGATGTTGTAGCATCTTCACCACTAATAGTTAGTGTTTGGCTAGAGGCAGAAGTATCAATACCTTCACCTGAAGCAATCGTAAATGTTTGTGAGTCTAAATCTACTGAACCTGTACCACTATCACCAGCAAAGTCTAAATCTTCTGCTGTTAATTTATCTTCAACAAATTTTTTAATAGATTGTTGAGAAGCAACAGCAGTAGCACTATCACTTGACATATCATCTTCATCTTTAAAAGCAGTACCACTAATTCCTGTATTAAGGACAGGACTTGTTAAAGTTTTATTAGTTAAATTTTCTGAACCAGCTAGTGTTGCAAAACTACCATCTGATAAAGCAGTATTAAACTGTGCTGTTGTACCTGTAACTGTGTTGCTACCTAAAGCTATAGATTTATTGGATAGGGTGACTGTACCTGAAGTAACAAATGCTTTAACTGATTGTTGAGAAGGAGGGAGGATAGCACTATCAGTACCCATAGCATCTTCATCAATAACAGGGATAGCATAACCAGTATAATTTGAACCTACATAAACATCTACAGTAGAGTCTCCTGAATTAATTGAGCCACTATCTAGTGTAAATGTTAAAGTTGTATTAGGTGAAGAATAGCTTGAAGTTGCAATCTTTCCATAAATAGTTCCTGTGTTAGATCCAACTATTTTAACTCTACGACCTACATGGTGTGTTGTTGTAATATCTGAAGCAACTGTAATTGAAGTTGTACTTGCTCTTGTAAAGGTAGTTGTGCCATCACCATCACCTAGTAAAAACCATTCTTTATCGTTCCATACTGATCTTGTGTCTGATAAAATTGACCTCTGTGCATTATTCACATCAGATGGACTCATGCCCTCTGAAATATTAATTCCATTAACTGATGTGTTGCTATTTGCTGTTGTGCTGTAACTTGATACTGTCATTTCTTACTCCTAATTTTTTTGAATACTCTGTTCAAAATTTTGGTAATCTCCTAAAGGAACATTTGTTATATTTTCATAAATATTTTGTATTTTTTCTATTGGGAAAGTGTTACCTGATTCGTAAATACGATTTAAAGTTTCTTTAGATGGAAAATAAGGTAAATATCTTCCTTGTAAATACATTTTAACATCATCTTTACTTATGTTATTTTCTATTAAAATTTCTGCTACTGTGTTTTCGTCTAAACCTAACTCAAACGCACTTTGAACTAAGTTGTTCATGTCTGTCCAATTTTTATATCTTGCCTTTTCTGCTGTAATATATGCGTTTATATATTCTTCTTTTGTAACTACATTTTGATTGTTTGCTATTTTACGAAATATCTTTTCGGCATTGTTTACATTTTGGTTATGTTCAGGAATCTTAAAATTAAATGCTTCTTTAACATTTATTTCAGAAACTCTTAGACCTCCAAAGTTAGCTAACATTTCTATCTTTGGATCATATTCTTTACCATAAGGTTCAACAATACCATTAAATGATTTGTATAGTTTTTCTAGTTGGTCATAACCAGCAGGAATAAAAGCATCAAGCACATGAAGAAAAATAGCATCAGCTTGATCTCCAATAGGTAGTTCAGGATTATAAATTTCTCTGCCATTAGATTGTTTGTTTCTTCTTATATCTTGAAATTTAGATTCTAAAATATTTTCATCTAAAAAATATTGAGAAAATTCCTTTATAGCTGAAAGAATTGATTGAAAAATTACTTTATCTAAAGTTTTGTTATCTCTTGTACCATTATACCATTCATTAAGTCCTGATCTTATTGGTCTGTGTAAAATGTCATACGCAAAAGTATAACTGGTATCAACATATTGTATATTTTCAGGATCATCATTTAATACAATAATATTAGAGTCTTTGCTCCAATCAGGAACAAATGCTTTAATTGCCTTTGTTGTATCTTCTGTATAACCCCTTGCTGTATTATAAATTTCATTAGAAATTTTTAAACCAAAACCACCTATAACTACATTACCAGCTAATCTTTTTGCACCTCTTGCTTTAATAACACTATTTGCTGTTCCTAATTCTTTTATTCCTTGTTTAACAGAAAACACAGTATTTCTTAATATCTCTGCTGGAAAAGATACAAAGTTACCAATAGGCAATTTTCTTAAATATTTTATTGCTGGTGGAACTTTATCATAAGTAGGCATAGTGTTTGTTACAATTTCACTAGCTTGTTTTTTTAATTGTTTTAATTTAACAGGATTAATTACCATGTTAGGATAAGCTCTTTTAAGAGTTGCTAGTTCCTTTTCATAAACAATAATCTTAAAAAGATCATCAACACCCATGTAAACATTTTGTAAAAAATCTAAGGGTTTTTTGGCATTTTTAAAAACTATATTGTTAGTTATTTTATCTACAAATCTTGACATTGAATTTGCCATTTCCACATCTTTAAAAACACCTTTAAGTTCATTCATTTTAACACTTGTACGAACAACACCTAAATCTAAATATTCTTGATATTTTAAATTTAATACTTCATCTGACATTTTACCTATATCATTAGCTACAGTTTTGAATGCAGACCAACCTGTTCTACTAAAAGGATTGACACCATTAAACATAGCCATCAATATACCACCCTGTAAGTTTCTTAATTGTGTTACATGGTTTAGAACTGTTTTAGAATATTGACTGACACCTTTACCAAATAAAAATATCTTATAAACTGAGGAAAAAAAATCATTACCAAGAAAAGTCTCATCTATAGATTTTAAAACTTGAGCTATTTCAGGTGTTGTGTGATAACCTTTTAGTGGATTATATTTATTACCTACAATCTCAATAGCAAACTCACCTGTGGGTTTTTGATAGATATATTTATTAAAACCATTTTCTTTTATTCTGTTAAAGTATTTATCAGACTCTACCCATTTAGTTAGATCATCAATAGTATTGATTAAATTCTCTAGGGGATTTTTTACTTCCCCTAATAAAGTTTTAATCTCAGGAGCTATGTCTTTTTTTTTTAAAAATAACGATTGTGTTTGTTTAGGTAAAGATTCTACAGTTGAAGCAAAGTTTGTATTATCACCTTTGTGTAATATTTTGTTAATAACGCCATTAACTTCAGCATTAGTTAGTGAAGGATCTTGTTTTTGTATATAATCAAAAGCATTTTGTCTAATTTGTTTATTAGGGTTAAAACCACCTCTGTATAATTTATAGCTTTGTCTAACATAAGAACCAACATTGTTCTCAATAATTTCTTTTATAGATTTTCCTAAACTTTTGCTTTGAATTAATTGTTTACTTAAATCATCAATTAAAGTTCTTGCTTTTGCAACTGGTTGTCTAAGTGATTCATCTAAAGTATTAATTGGTTTGTTGCCTACTAAAACTTCTTGTATGTCATCAAATATTTTTGTTTTAAATTCTTTTTTGTTACTGAAAACACGAGATATTTTAGGATCAAACTTTTTAGCTATCTTATTTACTTGTCTCTCAATTTGTTTTGCAGTTGATACAGCTCTGTGATTGTTTCCTCTGATTTTACCTTGATATAATTCATACAATTTTTGCATTTGAGGAGTTTTTCTTCCTCTTGTTCTAAAAGGTGCAAGTATCCATTTGTCTATTGTTCTAAGAATTTCGCTTTCACTAAACTGCCATAAGTTTTTTACATCATCAGGCTTACCAAGTTTTATAGTGTTGTCCTTAAACCTTGACTTCATTACATTGTCATCAAAGTATTTAAAGTTTACTCTTTTATCGCTAAGAACCTTATCAACATTATTTTCTAATTTATTGATAATTGTATCTGCCTTAACAATACCTTCATCAAACTTTTTATTTAGTTCGTTTTTAATTTTGTTTTTATTAGGACTGTTTTTAAAAGTAACATCAACATAATTATTTATAGCTTTTTTCCCAAGCTCATCATATTGTTTGATTTGACTTTTTGTATATCCCCACGATCTTGCACTAGCACCAGCAGTTGACACTTGCTGTGGTAATGTTGATTCAAACAATGCAATCAAATCTCTTTGTGTTCTAGCACCATCGGCTTTATCACCTGTAATATTTGTTACAGTATCACCTACAACACCAGCTCCACCATAAATTACTGTCTGTATTGTTCGTAGTGTACCATCTAGTATGTCACTAGTTCCCATAACAATAGGACTACCAACAAACTTTTTAAAAAAAGGATTTTCTATTTCTTCTACAGTTTGTTTATTAATACCTAATTCTTCACTCCAAATGTAATCCATTGTTCTACTTGTAAGTGACCAATCAGATTTTTTATTATCAAAAGGATTAAAACTACCTTTATCATAATAACCATCTTCTATAGGCAGATTAGGTATATATTTTTTTTTATAGTTTACATTGTCGTAACTATTATCACCTTGCATCGGCACTTCAGGAATAATCTCATTGGTTATTTGATCTACAGGCAAACCATAGTATGCAGAGGCATCTTCTATAGAATCAAAATCAGGTATTAACCTAATATCAAAACCACCACTTGATTCAAAATCAGGGTGTTGATTTATGTATTCAATATTAAGCTGTGAAGGTTGTTGAGTAGTTTTGTTTGTAAATTCATTGTTATCTTTTTTTACAATAGTATCTTCAAAAGATATAGTAGGTACATTATTGTTTTGAATTGTACTATTTATATTGTTTGAATTAATAGTATCTTCAAAAGATATAGTGTTGTTTTGAATTGTACTATTAACTACTTCACTTTTGTTAATAGTATCTTCAAAAGATATTATTTCAGTCATTACTTAGGAGACTTTACTATTTCATATTTTTCACCATTCCATTGACCAACAGCTTCTGTGTTATCTTTTAAAGTAATAAAATAATAATCACCTTTTTTATTATCTTTTTTATCTCCCGATGGAATTTTTGCTTTACTTACTGCCCAAGAAAATTCAGCTTCATTTCTTAATTCTTTTATATTTATATTCCCTGTTATAGATTCATTCTTTGCATCTGAAATCCAATCAGAAATATAATCATCTTTAGATTTTGATTTCGAGCTTTTATCAAACAAAATAGCTTGTTCTATATCTCCATCAAAAAGATAATCGGCTATATACTGATAGTTTCTCATATCAGTTGTTCCTTCTGTTCCTAATACATCTTTTAAACCTAATTCTAATTGTTCTTCTGTAATTATTTTTCTATTAAAGTCTTGTACTAATCCACCTATTGTAGAAGTAGCCTCAGGATTATTTTTTGCCCAATTAAATTTTTCTTGGTTAAGGTTAAATTCTTTTTCTTTTAGGTTCATTTCTTGTTCATTAATCTCAATATTGCTATCTATCTGTCCACCTTGTTTTCCTTGTAGTTCAATAGTTGATTCTGTTCTACCTTCTTCAAGGTCTAAACTTCTATCAGTTTGACCTATTTGCTTATCTTTTTGATCTTGTCCTACAAATAGGTTTTGAATATCTGCAAAGGTAGAAATTGCATCTAACTCACTAGCGTCTCTTGCCATAGCACGATCATTTGCGTTCTGCATAGCAACACCTAATGACTGTCCAAAACTTTGAGGCATAGTAGAGTAACCTGATTGTGCTAACAATCCTGTAGCAATATCTTGAGCCTGTGGACTATTTACAAAATTTAATAATCCAGTTTGTCTTGGTTGGTTATATTTTTGAAGCAGAGGTTGTATTCTACTTTGTAATAAACCATCTATAATTTGATTTCTTATATTCATTAATTGTGTCATTACATGAATCCTCCTAATAATCCTCCACCGATTGCACCATAAAGAGGATTACCAAACATTGAGTTACCTCCAATTTGACCAGCAATATTTGCTCCTGCCATAGCACCACCAAGTAATCCTGCACCTGTATTTCTAAAAACAGGTTGAGTTTGTAATGTATTCATAGGAACATTAGCTCCTAATGCACCAAGATATTGATTTAATTTAATGTATGGTTTTTGTTGTTCGTAATCAAACCTAGCCATAGCATCTTGTAATTTTGTTTGCTCAATACTTTCTCTTGCATTACCGACTTGTTGTAATCTTGATATATCGTTGTAATCCATTTCACCAAGTTGAGGAGCAAGTTGTGTTGCATTAACCATGTTTGCTCTTTCACGATTATATTGATCGCCATAAACTTCGTTTGCTAAATTACCTAAACTTTTTGCTAATGTTTCTTGGTTAGCAGAACTTCCTAATCTTCCTGCTCTACTAAATTGTGATTGAACACCAGCAGTAACATCACCTGCCATTTGATCGTACAATGCTTTTGCATAAGGATTAGTAGTAGGTGATAAATAATTTCCTGAAAGAATATTACCAGCTTCAGTTTGTGATTGATTCAACAATGGGTTTCCAGCAGTTGCTCTATTAGTTGCTAATGCTAAAGCTGCTTGTGTTTCAGCAGGAGTTGCAACATAAGTATTATTAGGGAAAAAATTTGGTAAAGCAGATTGATACAAGTCTTGTGCTGAATCAATAGCCTCTGTGTAATATGGTTTTATAAACTCACTAGGTTCTGCTGATGTAGTTGTTGTTACATTAGTTGGATTACTACCTTTACTCATTTGATTTCCTTACTTAATATTATTGCCTTCATTTTATATCCTTTTAACTTTCTTACCCACCCTTTGCGTCCTGCGACTTCAAGGTAAGTACATTTATTTTGCTTTGCAAATTTTTCTATTTTTTCTTGTATTCTTTCTAACCAGTTTTCTAGGTTTCTACCTCCTGCTAAAAAATATCGTAATATTTTAGTT